CAAATTCCAGCCATCCGGTAATGTGCCAGAACTGTAGTTTCAGGATTGCCATTGCATACGCCGTAAATACGTACCTGGCATTCTCTGCCGCGTGCTTCTTTGCGTAGGTTAGCCATTATGGTTCACTCCAGTAATTCTCAATTGCAGCAGCCATTCTCTGCATCCACTCAGCCAGCTTTAACGCGGCTTCTCTTTCAGAACCACATTTAGGGAAATCCTTCATTTCCATGCTGGCCTTATATGTTCTGAATGCCAGGTCTCCGGTAATAATCAGATTCTGATCAAGCACCGAGCGTTTATTCCGGTGTTGAACGTAATAGACAGATTCAGTCCGCATTTCTTCTCTGTCTTTTTTGAAGGAAATAAGCTCAGAGAAATCACTCATCGTCTTCTTCCTCGTACATTGAGCTATTCGGATCGCTCATCAGTTCTGCGCAGCAGTGCTCACACACGTGAACTTCCAGCACATGCAGCTTCTGACCGCAGTTAGCGCACGTTAAAGCCCGCTCGACGCTTTCTTGTTCGTAACTTCGATTTGGGTCAATCACCTTGTTTTCCTCGCACGATGTCTTAGCCACCGGATATCCCACAGGTGAGCCGTGTAATTGAAGGTTTTTACGTCAGATTCTTTTTGGATTGGCTTGCGTTTATTTCTGGAGCGTTTCGTTGGAAGGTATTTGCAGTTTTCGCAGATTATGTCGGTGATACTTCGTCGCTGTCTCGCCACACGTCCTCCTTTTCCTGCGGTAGTGGTAACACCCCTGTTGGTGTTCTTTCACACCGGAGACACCATCGATTCCAGTAAGGTTGATTTGGTCGGAAGCGGTTATCTTCTTTGCATTCACCGCACCGATAACATCGCATCATGCAGCTTCCCTCCCGAAGTCGAAATAAAGCTGCCCTCCAAATATTTCGCATGACTCAGAACAAGAGCCGGTATCGAATCTTTTAGCTCGTACCATGTCCTGATACAGGGCTTGATAATCATTTTCTGAATACATTTTCGCGATACCATCCAGCGACATTCTTCCTCGGTACATAATCTCCTTTGGTGTTTCCCGATGTCCGTCACGCACATGCGATCCCGTGATGACCTCATTAAAAACACGCTGCAATCCCTCCTCATCTTTGCAGGCAAGTCCGATTTTTTGCGTTGATTTTTTAATGCAGAATATGCAGTTACCGAGATGTTCCGGTATTTGCAAATCGAATGGTTGTTGCTTCCACCATGCGAGGATATCTTCCTTCTCAAAGTCTGACAGCTCAGCAAGATATCTGATTCCAGGCTTTGGCTTTAGCCGCTTCGGTTCATCAGCTCTGATGCCAATCCACGTGGTGTAATTCCCTCGCCCGAAATGGTCATCACAGTATTTGGTGAAGGGAACGAGTTTTAATCTGTCAGTGCAGAACGCGCCGCCGACGTATGGAGTGCCATATTTCTTTACCATATCGATAAATGGCTTCAGAACAGGCATTCGCGTCTGAATATCCTTTGGCTCCCATACCGTATAACCATTTGGCTGCCCAAGCTCTGGGTTGATATCAACCTGCAATACAGTGAGCGGTATATCCCAGAACTTCACAACTTCGCGGATAAACCGATATGTCATCGGGTGTTCACAACCTGTATCCATGAAAACGTAATGCACGTCTTCACCTGCCTGTCGCTTTTGCTCCATTAGCCAGAGCAAATATGCTGACGTCCTGCCACCGGAGAAACTAACGACATTTATCATGCAGCCTTGTCTCCCCATCTTGCTTTCCACTCCAGAGCCAGTCGCGCTTCGTCTGACCACTTAACGCCACGTTCTGTACCGAATGCCTGTATAAGCTCTAATAGCTCCGCAAATTCGCCTACCCGCATCCTACTGGTTGACTGGCCTATTACCACAAAGCCAGTCCCGGCAAGGTTAGGAACAACGTCCTGCTGCTTTAAGGCTGCGGTAAACACACACTTCCAGCTTTCTGCATCCAGCCAGCGACCATGCCATTCAACCTGACGAGAGACGTCACCAAGGCAAGCCCAAAGCTTTCGATTCTGGTCTAAGCTGCGGTTGCGTTCCTGAATGGTTACTACGATTGGTTTGGTTGGGTCTGGAAGGATTTGCTGTACTGCGTGAATAGCGTTTTGCTGATGTGCTGGAGATCGAATTTCAAAGGTTAGCTTTTTCATGACTTCCCTCTCCCCCAAATAAAAAGGCCTGCGATTACCAGCAGGCCTGTTATTAGCTCAGTGATGTAGATGGTCATACGTCAGCCCCTTGTGCATATCGTCTGCCACGCGCAGCAGGTGCATTTGATGCTGTGCAAATCTGTCTGGCTTCATCCTGGTCACATGCAACAAAGTGTCCGTTACAGAACCGCTGGTAAACCGTACCAAGTGAGCCAAAACGGTTTTTCGTCACGATGATTTCAGCAAATGGCGCGGCGCTACTGTTCTCGTCATATACCGCTTCCCGATAGAGCATGATGATTGAGTCTGCGTCCTGCTCAATGCTTCCTGAATCACGCAAATCTGCGTTTGTCGGGCGTTTGTTTGGTCGCTTCTCAACATCGCGTGAAAGCTGACTTAGGGAGATAACAGGCGTTTTCAGGTCTTTCGCCATCGCCTTAAGGCTTCCGGAGATGTGAGCAATTGCGAGGTCGTTGCGGTCTGCTTTCGGCTTCTCAATCAGGCCAAGATAATCCGCCATGATGAGTGACAGGTTTGGATTTTCCTGTTTGTGCCGTTCTGCGATTGAGCGAATTTCTTCGACAGATAACCGCGAGGCATCGACTACCCATACATCCAAATCTGCAAGCTGACTCATGCCGTTAGCAACGCGCGCCCAGCCTTCGTCATCCATCGATGCAGGATTTCGCAGCACGCTAACCGACATCCTCCCGGCGTTGGCAATGCTTCGCTCTGCAATCTGCAATGCGCTCATTTCCATCGAGAAAATCAATACTCCGCGCCGGACGTCAGAACCAGGAATAACGCGGCTTGCAACGCCTTCGGCAATCTTCAGCGCCAGTTCGGTTTTCCCCATACCAGGACGAGCGGCGATAATCACCAGGTCTTCCGCGTTCATCCCTCCGGTGATGGCGTCAAGTTCTTCGATTCCGGTCTTCAGGGTATCTGACTCTTCTCCGTTCCTCAGACGCCTATCAAGCGTGTCAGTGTAGTCAGTGATGATTTCCCCTAACCGTACAGGTTTAACCTCGTCACGGGGCTTTCTGATGGCTGAGAGCCGTTTTACAAGTTCATCCATCGCCTGACTCGATGCGTCGATGGTTCCGCTTTGGATTGGTTCACGCATTTCATCCATGATTTCCAGCACCAGACGGCGGTGATAGTTATCCGCGACCATTCCGGCATATCCCTTCAGGTTTGCGGCACTCGGGCAGTTTTTGCTGGTCATCAGGATTGACGTGAAATGCTCCTCTCCGCATTCCTCAGCAACCATCAGCGCGTCGATTAGGTTTCTGTTTCGCGCCTGCTTGCGGATAACCTCGAAGGCTTTTCTGTAGAGCGGAATTGAAAACGCTTCCGGCTCCAGCGTTGCCAGAACGTCACTGGCGGTTGGAGTTAATCCACCAATCAGCAGGCCACCGATAACGCTCGCTTCGATATCCTGTCTCATGCAATCCCCCTGTCTGCAAACTTCCCTTCCCGAACTCCCGTTAACGAGTCTTCTCTCAGCAGGTAATCAAAATCAGCCGTCCAGCCCGTGTCGTTGTCTCCGAAGTAAAACGGCTTGGCCTGATGTACAAACGCCCTGACATACGCTCTGAAACCGTCCACGTTTGGCGTTTTCAGTTGCGGGATGATTTTCTTCAGGCGGCGTTTGCGTTTCTCGTTGACCGCAACAGCATGTGGAAGTCTGTCACCGACTTCGGTGTTGTAGGCGTTCAGGAAGGATTCGTAGTCGATTCGTTCTGCCTTGCGACGTTCAGATTTAACCTGCCCATCGCCGCCCCCGTTAGGGGGTAAGGGGGTATTTGTATTTATTGTCTTTTGTATATTGTCTTTTGTGTTTAGCTGACTTGGCTTATACCCATTAGCTGACTTGGCTAATGTTTTATTAGCTGTTTTAGCTAATGTTAAGCTGTCCTGGCTAATCCACTGCGAAACCACCTTGTTCACTCCGATTTTCACGCCATCAGCAATGAGGAATTTACGCTCAATAAGCTGGCGCTTGGCAGCGCAAACATGAGTGTGATGAATACCTGTCATGGCTGCTATCTGCGTGTTTGTGAGTCGATCCATCGGCTTATTGAATCCGTATGTCTTGCGCATGATAGCGAGCATCACCTTCAACTGCCGGACGGTTAAATCAGCCATCAGCAGACTGTCGGTAATCTCGTTAGCAACGCGCATGAAACCATCTTCGGTATCTGCCACGCGATGCTCCACGACCTCCAGTTGAGGCCTGTAATCAGCTAACTTAACGACGCCCATGTTTCACTCCTGCTTTGGCTAGTCTGTAAACACCAACAAGGCGCTCTGCGAACGCCCTGTTATTTGCTGCGGCTACCACTAATCCCTCAGGTGAATCAGGGTGTCGAATCTCTTCTTTTTCCTGGTATTTCTTACGACGTTTTGTCATAATTACTCCTGTGGATTGATCCAGTCTTTCTACATCAGGCCTCGAAGAATTCGCCGTTCTTCGGGGCTTTTTCTTTTGTCAGCATTCTGGCTACTTTCTTAGCCAGTTCCGCCAACTCCTCGTCTTCAACACCCCATTCAAGAACAGCCAGAAGCATTCCCATTTTTGGGATGAAGCTGTCTTTCCATCGCGAAATTTGCGATTCATTAATCCCTAACGCGTCGGCAACCTTTCGCTGACCACGTACAGCAATTCTATTCAGGATGTTGCTTGTAATTGCATTCGCTTTCTTGCGAGTACTTGTAAGTTCCATATGTAAGTATTTCCTTAACAAATAAGAAGTTATGCGCATCAACTTATGCGCGTTGTATTCCCGCATTTCGGCGGGAATGAGGACCATGACTGTTAAAGAGCGGTGTTACTATTTGTTTTTCTTGTTGCTTGGGAAAGGACGAACTTCCTCTCCAATCACACTGCCATCAGGCTTTACCGTAACCATGATGTTACGGCCTGCCAGAATGGCCTTGCTGATAGCGCACTGGATTACACCAAAGTCACTGGCTGCTTTAGCCTGTCCATGGATTTTGGCGTAATCGGCAAGTGTCATTCGAATCATATGCACTCTCCGTTATTAACCATGAACAAAGAATACTACAGGTATTCAAAGCAATCAATACTCAGGGTATTTTTAGTTTAAGTACCTTAGCTATTAGAATTAAGCTATGGAAAATAAAAAATCACTGACGACAGAACAGCTCGAAGACGCTAAGCGGCTTAAGGCTTTGTATGAGTCAAAAAAGAAAGAATTGGGAATAACCCAATACTCAATCGCTGATGAACTGGGTATCACCCAAGGAGCGGTAGGGCATTATCTTAATGGCAGAAACGCGCTAAACGTTGAGGTTGCATCTGGTTTTGCACGATTGTTGCAAGTCTCAATTGCTGATTTTAGCCAGTCAATTGCTGCCAAGGTTGCAGAACAGGCAGAAAGCCTTAAGAGCGATGCCAACGTAAGGTATGCAGGGGAATACAGAGCAGGAAAGAGGTATCCGGTGTTAAGCAGTATCCAGGCTGGCTCGTGGTGTGAAGCATGCGAACCATACACCATTAAAGACATAGATGTTTGGCTTGAGTCTGACGCGCATATTCAAGGTAATGCGTTTTGGCTTAAAGTGGAAGGTGATTCAATGACGGCACCGGTTGGGTTAAGCATTCCAGAGGGAACATTCGTTCTTTTCGATACCGGAAGGGAGGCGATCAACGGCAGCTTGGTCATAGCAAAACTTTCTGACTCTAACGAAGCAACATTCAAGAAGCTGATAATCGACGGCGGAAATAAATACCTCAAGGGACTTAACCCTGCATGGCCTCTCGTGCCAATCAATGGAAACTGCAAGATTATAGGCGTTGCAATTGAGACAAAACTAAGGCTGGTTTGATCACGCAAGGGGCGCTTATGGTTGGAACCGCTATAGCAAGCTTTTTTGGGATGTTGGCAATCTCGACAATTTACGGCTTAGCGCATGCTTTTATTGCGAAATCTCTATCAGAAAAAATAAGCCAGGCTTGGGCGCATAGATCAGCTCGTTTCATGATTCTAGTGATCATAGCAATACAAGGGATGTCTGCATTTATCCTCTATGGATCAAGCTTATACCTATTGTATCAAGGCGCGACATTTACGCCTTACACCAGTGATTATGGAACTCTATACGATGGTAGTGAAGACATCTCTATGGCTTGGATCGCCTTTGGTTTATCTATGGCCGTGTCTGTTGTAGGAGACATCATTAAGGTAATTCTCGTCTTAACCTTCGCTGACTAACCCATAATCCCGGCAGCAATAGCTATCGGGATCCACTTCACATATCCCGCATAAAAAGCACTGAACAAGCAGACACCGAAAAAATAAATATCCTTTGTATTCATTTGTTTATCATTATTCCATCAAAAATAAATACCTTTGGTATTTACACAATAAAATACCTACAGTATTCTTTAGCCATCAGCAGGACGCTGGTAGCCAAACGGAACAGATTGGCAGGCTCTTTAACATTGATGGGATTGTCCCGCCGAAATGCGGGAACCAAAGAGTAGTTGGCTTTGGGGTGACGTGAAGTGCAGCTGCACGACGGCAACCGGAAGATAAGCACCCGGCGCGTCACCGCCAAAGTCAATCATCGGAGGTCAACATGACAGTAGTCATTACATATCTGGCTGACGATAACGCCAGAAATCGCCGCAGAGCACGCAGACAGGCTCAACGTGAGCAGGCAATGCAAGAGCAGCGACTGGCGCGAAAAATTGCGCTAAAGCTCTCTGGTTGCGTCAGAGCAGACAAAGCAGCATCACTCGGAAGCCTTCGCTGCAAGAAGGCAGAAGAGGTCGATCGTAAACAGAACCGTATTTACTACCGCAAGCCACGCAGTGAAATGGGTGTAACTTGTGTTGGTCGCCAGAAAATGAAATTAGGCAGCAAACCACTTATTTAAGGTGAGATATGGAAGAAGAATTTGAAGAGTTCGAAGAGCATCCTCAGGATGTGATGGAACAATACCAGGACTATCCTTATGACTACGACTATTGATAAAAATCAATGGTGTGGACAATTCAAGCGATGCAATGGATGCAAGCTGCAATCGGAATGCATGGTTAAACCTGAAGAAATGTTTCCTGTAATGGAGGATGGGAAATATGTCGATAAATGGGCAATACGAACGACGGCAATGATTGCCAGAGAACTTGGTAAACAGAACAACAAGGCTGCCTGATGGTGGCCTTTATTTTTAAGGATCTATATGAAAATTAAAACTATGGCAGCAAGCCCATTAAGCGGTCGTATTTTTCAAGGAACATTAAACACTGAAAAAGGAATGTGGGTAGGAAGGAAAGAAGATGTCACCGAACAGGCGATTAAGGCAGTAACTGAACACCTGATGATAAAAGACCGGAAATATGCATACGAAACGAATGATGGCAAATGGGTGATAATAATGCATCAACTGGTTGATGAATTACCAGAAGAGTTTATTGCTGATTAAAATTATTTTGGCATAAACAACAGAATAAACACTGCACTGTGTATTCATTCCAACGAGTGAATACACGGAGCAATGTCGCTCGTAACTAAACAGGAGCCGACTTGTTCTGATTATTGGAAATCTTCTTTGCCCTCCAGTGTGAGGGCGATTTTTTTGACGGAGAAATTATGAAAATTACAGATATTCTGGTTAATCCAGATAATTACGACCAATTCAATATCTCTACTAAATCGGTTGATTTGGGATGTGCAACTGTCAGCGCATGGCTACTTAATGGTAAACAGTTGGATAAATGCCTTGATGCACATATGACGGTTAACAGCTTCCTTGCAGAAAAGACACACTGGCAAGATGCTGGAGGGAAATATGCTGAATGGCTTGAAAGCATGGGATTTGAATATCAATCTGATGAAGGTTGGTGGAGCATTATAGCTGTAACGCCTGAGACAATAGAATGCTTCGTTAAATACTCCAACGACGATGGCTATAAACACCAGGTATATTCTGCGATAGAAAGATATAAAAGAAAATCATTCAACCACGAAATATCATCAGTTCTTGATTTCATAGAAGTTTTCAAATAAGCCGCCAAGCGCGGCTTTACCGCATACCAATAACGCTTCACTCGAGGCGTTTTCGTTATGCAATCAAACAGAAGGAGTTACCCATGATGCACTTTCAGCTCGCGGGTAGCGGCGTCATGTCCGCTTTCTACCCGCACGAATCTGAATT